GCCTGATTCAGATGCCCAACTTTACAGAAGGAGATGTTTCCTTAAGTCTATCTGACAAGGATAATATACTGACGTTAGCCAACGGCATCTATAATTCAATAGGCGAAACAGAAAAAAACATTGGTGAACCGATAGTCTATATAGGAAAATAATCATGATACTTGATGATAGACCACATAAGCTGCAATATCTTATTACCACTCCCGGTTACGAAGACAAGAACGGCGATTACCACCAGGGTGAAAGCCGATGGGAAGGTGATATCCCATGCCGGAATGTTCCGGCCGGAAAAGCTGAACAAAAGCAATTTGAGGACGGAGCAGTCCGTACCTATTCAGCCACGATACGTCTTGATGCTGAATGCCGGGAATTTACTGTTGGAGATCATGTGAAGTTATTCCTGTCAGGAGATATCGTTAGAGAATGTGAGGTCAAAGGGTTTCATCGTTATCAACTATATGCGAAACTATGGGTATAAAAATGACGACACCTGCAAGTCGGATAGACACCCTTATCAATAAGGAAAAAGAACGTGTTGAAATGTTAACTGTCCGCGCCCTCTCCTACCTTGGAGAATTGTGTGTGATCGAAGCAAGGAACAGATCGCAGGAGATAAGCTGGTATGACCGGTCAGGAAACTTACGCAGTTCGATTGGCTATGCCATTATCCACAACGGAAAAATACTTGAATACTCAGATTTCACACAAGTACGACAAGGTAATGAGGGAGTCAGGAAAGGCAAGGCACTTATTGAGGAATTGTCTAAAAAATTCGCGAATGGCTACGCACTTGTTGTAGTAGCCGGAATGAACTATGCTGAATTTGTGGAAGCAATGGAAAATAAGAATGTACTTGCATCCGCCGAACTGTTTGCAAGAAAGGAACTACCGGGAATGATGAGTAAACTGAAAAAGCAACTTGCATCATGATGAAGTCTGATATTGAAATCAAAGATGATATTTACAAACACATCAAAGGTTCCCTTTTGGAAAAAGTCGTGAACGGAAAACTTTGCAAGGCATCAAAAAGACCATCCAACTCTGACAGGGAGGATATAGTCATATCAATCCTTGAAAATGGAAGCGGACAGATACAGGAAGCTTTCGTGAATGTGAACATTTATGTAAAGGACAATATCCGTAATGGCGAGGCGGAAATGAATGATGCACGCTGTAGAGAACTTTGCAAAGTCGCTATCCAAGTATTGGAAACAGGGCATGGAGAAAGCTACCGCTTCACGCTGAATAAACAAAGGGTGCTTGAAGTGAACGGAAAGAACGAGCACTTCATTAACAATAAACTATTATATTCATTCAATAACGAATAAGATCATGGAATTATCTTGGGGAAAATGTACTATCAAAATTGGAAAGCTGCAAAGCAGCGGAGAAGCTCCTTCATCTTGGATTGATATACCGACACCTGTCGAGAACTCTACAAAATTGACACCTACAAAAGGTGCGAAGAAAGAGGCCAAGATTGAAGGTGGAGAAAACGAGGCTGTCAAGTATGCGGCAAACACCTATACGTTTGAGTTTGAAATCCGGGCTGGCAAAGGCCGTAGAAAACCGGTGGAAGATACAGATGGTGTGATTACAGGTGAATACGCTGTCAAGCTCCAGCCTGAAGACAAAACTGTTGAAGGTATCATAATCGACAGAAGCGTGTTGTCCTTGGAGGATACATACGACACAGATAATGGCACCAAGTGGAAATATACCGCTGACGTATTGAAACCTAAGACCGGCAATCAGGTAAAATTCGAAGTCGTAAATTTTAATGGTGCCGGCAGCCTTCGAGTGATCATCACAGATGATGGCGGAGCCGGCATGTGGAAATTATCTACAGAAACGGACTGGCATCATAGCGGTACTTCAATTACCACAAAAGCCGGTCTTGTGACAATCATATAT